TGGGAAGTAAGGGTCTCTATAAACTTGGTATCTACCTGCAAGAGTACCAATTCTTTCAATACCCATGTTGTATTGGTCTTGCTCAGGAGCTGCGTTTGAAACGTGGAAATATTCTAAGTCATCAAAAATCGCAGAGATTTCAGATGAAACAACAATCCAGTTAGCACCGCCTCTAAGTGTTGACTTATGGATTTGAGCAGAAATTTGGTTTACTGCAGTGATAAGAGTTTGGTTCCAATCCTTTTGAGTATAAGGAACTGCACCAATACTACTTAATCTCTTCCAACCGTTGTAATCCCATCTCAAGTTCCAAGCCGCTGCTTTTCTCAAATCTCTAAGGATTTCTCTATCGATTTCAGCTGCAACTTGCTCAGACAATAAAGCTGTCAATTCTGCTTCTGCATCAATATTGTGGAATGCTGCAACGTCTTGTGCCATTTCAGGAGACCATTGTGCTCTTAATTTTCTTTCAGTTACAGAAACTGTTACTGACATAAGGTCAAAAGATACCTCACCAATCTTATCTTCGAACTCAAGGTTCTTGTAGATTTTGTAAGTACCTGTAAACGCGTCAGCTACAGCAGTAGCAGAAGAGAATGAAGAACCAGTGTAACCATCTAGTGAACCACCACATGAGATACATACTGGAACTTGTAAATCGATTTCAAGGTAGATTTTACCTTCAACATCACAAAGGTCATCATATTGACCACCACCAGTTTTACTGTTAGGGAATACTGCAGTTGCGTTGTTGTTACCGTATTGAACGATACCTTTACCATATCTTTGAGTTACCACTCTGAAAAGATAGTTGTTAGATGTGTTAGCCGAAGTATAAACGTTTCCTGCTTTACCTCTGATTGTCAAATCAGCCAAGAAAGATTCGTTATCAATCGGGTTACCATCTGGACCGATAAGTTTACCAGCTCCATCAGATGCGAAACCTGACATAACTACAAGAACTTTTCTGTAATTATCTGTGTCATATCCTGAAGGAATTAATGAATCACCAACCCAAGCTACTGTTACTACAGAACCTGTAATTGCTGACCACTCACCCTTAGAATAATCGTAAAGACCTGGAGGGTCTAAAGCTGGTTCATTACCTTCATAAAATCTATCATAAAGGTCTTTGGTGTTGTTATAGTCATAACCACTGTTAGGTGTTTGACCTTCAGTCGCATTTGGTGCTCCGTAAGGTGCCCAGTGTGTTGCGTTGTTAGCTGTTTCAGTTTCATATGACTGAATGTTAGGTACAAAGTAGAACAATTTACCAATTGGTAAGTTCATAGCCTGTACTGAAACGATGTCGTTAGCTAAAAGTTTAGAGAATACTCTTCTAACGATAGGGAAAACCACAGTTTCAAACGCACCTGTATCAGATGTTGAAGCCGCTTCGTTGATTAAATATGAAGCTTGGTTTTCATAAAGTTGAGCTACATTCTCTTTTAAGTGACCTTTAAGACCCTCAAGGAATCCTAATTTGTCCCATTTGTTGATTGTGTCTTCTTTGATAACTTTAAGGTGCTTAAGACCGATGTTACCAACTAGACCTGATTCTAATAATGCTCCCATTTTTTTTATTTTTTGGTTTTATTTTATTTTTTTATCTAATCTTTGACATTAAATCTTTCATTCTTAGGAATTGAGGATTTTCATATGTCTTAGATTCGATTAATGTTGTCGCAGAACCTGAAGAAACTTCTTTATTAAGTTTTGTTTCGACAGTTTCGTTGATTGATTTAGTTTCTGTCTTAGATAATTCGTCTTTGATTGATTTATAAAGAGTTTTTGACTCTTTTAAACTTTCTACAGAATCGAATCTTCTAAGAATATTTATTTTTTCTTTCTTAGTTGTTGAGTGTTCAGTGAATAATCTTGTTGCATATGCGAGATTAGAGTTAAAAATTGCAACTTCGTTCAATTTTTCTCTAAATACATTTAATGCTTTTCTGTATTCTTCATTTTTTTCTCTCAACATACTAACTTCTGCATCAATTGATTCCTTTTTTACGTTAGCATTGAAACCTGAGTGAGCTCTTGGTTTTGGTAAACCTCCAGGTGTTCTGAAATTAGTACCACTACCTAAAGTTCTTGGTGACTCTTTAGCTTCAACTTTTTTAACCATTTTATTTTTACCAACTTCCGCATTTTCTCCCTTACCGAATTTTACTTTTTTAGCATTACCAGTTCCTACAGATTTAGGACCTTCTTTCATTTTTGTATTGAATCCACCGCTTTCTTTCTTGTAAGAAAATTTAGGTCCTTTACCAAGTCCAAGTCCTTTAGCTTTAACTGACATTTTAGCTTCTTTAGTTTCTTTCTTGGGAGATTTTTTGTGGTTGTAAGATTCACCCATCATTGCTTCATCATCTGACTCTTCATCATCTGACTCTTCCATTATGTCGTCATCATCTGACTCTTCCATTATGTCGTCATCATCTGACTCTTCCATTATGTCGTCATCATCTGACTCTTCCATTATGTCGTCATCATCTGACTCTTCCATTATGTCGTCGTCTTCCGATTCCATCATGTCCTCATCATCGTCCAAAGAAATTTCATAAACAATTTCTTCATCTTCGATGTCGTCTTGAGATACGTCTGACATATCTGAGTCAGAACTGAATATCGCATCTAAAACGTCATTAATGTTTTCATTTGTTTCGTGCTCCATTTCATTAAAGTTTTCATCAATGTTTATTTTTTCGTTTTCTGCTTCACCAAGTTTTACAACATATTCGGTGTCGGCATCATTGTCTTTAAGATGAATGTCTTCACCGTCTTTTTTTACGATAATTCCATCATCTTCTCCCATTGCCTTGAAAACCTTTAGGAGTTCTTCTTCGTCCTCGATGTGAGTCAAATCAATTGGAGCTTCTTCCGAATCCATATCTAGCTCGAAAGATTCTTCATCAGATTCTTCATCTTCGGGTTCAACTTCAGATTCATCGTCAAATGACATCTCCATATCTGTTTCGATATCATCTTCCATTTCATCATCAGCTTCTTTTACAACCTCATCCTCATTTTCGGAAAGAGATTCTTTTACTAATTGGTTGATTTCTTCCTTCATTGTTGAAGCAAGTATTCCTTTTGCATTTTCGGCAATTGCTTCCTCAACGTTTTTCATTTGAATAAGCGCCTCTTGTACTAAATTTTTATTTTCTTGCATACGAAAATGTATTATTTTTAACTAATAAATAGTTTCTATTTTGAAAAAAGATTTAATTTGTTATACAACAACGTAAGATTTTGTTTGTTGTTGTAAATTCACAACACTTTTACCTGTCTGTTGCGAAATCCAAGTTGTTATATTAGAAAAATTATCATCTAAGATAAGATATGAGAATTTTGCACTTGTCACATCATCTTCTAAAATAATGTTGTAGAAATTATTTGAACTTGGGCTGTTAATAATAACAGTAGTATTACTCTGTAAATAAATTATTTGTGAAATTGTTTCTCCGGCACCTTCCAAATATGCAATACAAGAGGACCATGATGGTGCATTAATTACTCTTTGTACATCAGTTGAACCGTTTTTTGAGAAAGTATTAAAATTCATTTTGTATTTTCCTATAAATACTGACCATAAAAAAAAAAGTGGTTTTTCAACCACTTTTTTTAAATTACTTCGTCAATCTTACTTTCCGACACGGAGGTTATTCTCCAATCATGTGAAAAGGATTCATATCTTTTAGTTACCTTAGCTTCAACGTCAGTAACCGAAAAACCCTTAACTAATTTTTCCTCCCTAATTTTTTTAATCTTCCCTGTGTTATCATCGGGTAAATCGTAGGTAATTTTTGCAACAAAAAACTTTTCGTCCATATTTTAAAATTATTTACCTAAATAATGAGAAAGTTTTTTCATTAAATCAAGTGATTTGTCAACCGACTTTTCTTGTGATTGAATCTTCTTTTCTTCTTCTAAATTTTCTTCGTACTTATCTCTATCATTTACGTCTGAGAATAGATATGCACCTGGTGTTGATGGGGATGATACTAAGTCAAAACAAATTAATTCGAAATCGTCTTGTACTTCATTTCTTTCTCCAACATTTTTTAAAGAACCTACCCCTCTTGATGAAATACCTAGTGTAACTCCCTGTCTCATTAAGTTAGCTGCGACATCCCCTTTGGACGAAACAATTCCTCTTTCATGAAAACCTGGCGTAGTTAAAAGCTTTAACTTACCCATTAATATATTTTTATCCCACCAAATATCAGTTATGATATGTGAAACTCTATCCAAATCAATTAATGAAGATTCTGGATGGTTCAACTCAGATGTTGAAAGTCCTTTAGCAATTGCTACTTTGTATTTGTCTGCTTCTCTTTTTAATATTTTTTCAGGATAAAATCTACCATTTCTATTTGGTGTATTATATTTTTGTAAAACCGCATAAAATTCAAATGGATTTCTATAATCCAAATTATGAGCTTCTTTAAGAATTTCAAAATTCATCTTGTCTTTGGGTGAAACAAAACCCGCATCCATTTCGATTAAAATTCCATGCCCTACTTCATTTGCCTCTAAAATTCTTAATTGTTTCATTAAACATTTTTAAATAAATATCTTATGAAATATATTTTGACCTTAATGTTTCTTGGTGTTAGAAAATTCAAAATATTGATTGTTCGAGATATTATTACTAAAAATACTTTTAACAATACGTTTAACCGATTCTTTGACTTCGTTGGACTTGAAATCCAACTCATCCAAGGTATATAAATTTACTTCTAAATTAAAAAAAGATTTTTTACCATGTGATATACCACTTGTTCTCAAATCTAAATCAACAATGCTTTTATCTTGAAAAATTTGCGTTGGAATTGAATTATAGACAGAATGTTTTATTTCCCTTGTTAGATTACAAACGACGCGGTTCCAATTATCGTGTTCGAATTTTGGGGTAACCCAAGATTGAATGTTTATGTATACTGATTTTAAATTTTTAGAATCAACAGTTCCATATATCGATTTTATTGGGTTGAAAAGATTCAACTTTACACTTTTCCCTTTCTTCATTAAATTTCATCTTATTAAAAGTTTATTTTTAGAAAAATAGTAATGATTTATGTCTATGTCAAAAATTTTCTTCAAATAAGTGATATATGTAATATATGTTAGTGATTGAATTAAAAAATGGTGAAAATATAGAGAGAGCACTTAAAACTCTAAAATCAAAAGTTATAAAAACAAAACAAAATCAAATTCTGTTTGATAGAAAAGAGTTCACCAAGAAATCTGTAAGAAAAAGGAGTCAAATATTA